AAATACAAAGGGCGTATCCCAAAAGATGTGAGCAGAGATGATGTGTTTAATAACATTGCTCGTTTCAGTGATAGGGTATCTGGTATTGAAAGTTCTTATGGAACTAACTTAATTAATCCAGACTCATCTGCCAGAGGAGAGTTTCAATTCCTTACTAAAGGAGATGGTAATGCTTTTCAAACAGGACTCACAAGATTAAAAAATGCTTATGGATTAATGGATATGGAGTTACCTGTGTGGGCAACACAGGCAATGGATCATCAAGACCCATTAAAGCTATCTCCACAGCAGCAAGAAGAAGTTATGCTGGCTAACATCTACATGCAAGAAACTTCTAACTTAGAAGGGATGTTACAAGGTAATGATGAATCTGGTTTAGATTTATATTTTGATTATCATCACACAAAACCTGATTCAGCAACTGTGACTAGGGCAGAAGAATACTTTGGTAAAGAACCAAATAAAGATAATATCATGGCATTCCTACCTGATAACCTTAGACAAGAAGCTATGCAACAAGAACAACTTGATACTGATATGGAAGCTATGCGTAACAGTATGTCCCCACAAGAAACACAGATGTTTAATGATCTTGATATGCAAGGACAATATCAGCAGCAAGAAGCTATACGTCAACAACAGCAACAGCTTAATATGGCGCAGCAACTTAGACCAGAGATGCAGAATCAACTTAATATGCAGCAGGAACAATCAATAGCAACTACCATCCCACAGCAGACAGGTGGGTTATTAAACTCTATTAAATCTGTAGGCCAAGATTTTGATTCAGTAGGTAAGAATCGTTTTGCTGGTCACATAGCATACGAGAATGGTATGACTCTTGATGAGTTACAAGATTTAAATCCTGAAGTAGAGATTACCCGTGGATCTATGGGTAGGAATCTACAGGATGGTCAACAGTTACGAGTAGGTAAAGGTTGGTTTGATAACTTGAGCAATATGTTTTCTTAAATGGCTGATCTTAAAGTTGAGCTACTTGAATGGCAACAAGAGGTCTTTAATGATCCTGTCCGATTCAAGGTAATAGCAGCAGGTAGACGTTGTGGTAAGAGTAGGCTGGCAGCATGGTCATTGATTATAGAAGGACTACAGGCTAAGAAGGGCCAAGTCTTTTATGTTGCCCCTACTCAAGGCCAAGCAAGAGATATCATGTGGGAAACTCTTATGGAGTTAGGCCATACTGTTATCAAGAGCAGCCACATAAACAACTTACAGATTAAGCTAGTCAATGGTACTACGATTGCACTCAAGGGTGCTGACAGACCAGAGACTATGCGTGGTGTCAGCTTGAAGTTTCTCGTTATGGACGAGTATGCTGACATGAAGCCAGAAGTATGGGAACAAATACTACGACCAGCACTAGCTGACCAAAAAGGTGGTGCTATATTCATAGGTACTCCTATGGGTCGTAACCATTTCTATGATCTATACCGCCACGGGCAAGGAGATGATCCTACTTTTAAGAGTTGGCACTTTACGTCTTATGATAATAACTTACTAGACCCCGAAGAGATCGAAGCAGCTAAAGGTAGCATGTCTTCATTTGCATTTCGTCAGGAATTTCTGGCATCCTTTGAGGCAGCAGGGGGCGCAATATTCAAAGAAGATTGGATTGCGTTTGATAGTGAAGAACCTGATGAAGGTGACTACTATATCTCTGTTGACCTTGCAGGTTTTGCTGATATTGAGAAAGCTACTACGTCTAAGCAGAAGAAATTGGATACAACGTCCATATCTGTTGTCAAAGCTGGGCCTGATGGGTGGTGGGTTGATAATATTATCTATGGTCGATGGGATGTTAAGAAGACTGCCGACAAAATCTTCCAAGCTGTACGCGATTACCAGCCCATTGCTATTGGTGTAGAGAAAGGTGCATTAAAGAATGCAGTTCATCCCTACCTGACAGACAGAATGAAGCAAGAGCAGTTCTTCTTTCGTGTAGAAGAGTTGACTCATGGTAATAAACGGAAGACTGACCGAATCATATGGGCCTTGCAGGGTAGATTTGAGCATGGTCAGATAACTTTAAACGAAGGTGAGTGGAATACAGAGTTCTTAGACCAGTTATTCCAGTTCCCTAACCACTTAGTACACGATGATTTAATAGATTCGTTAGCATATATTGATCAGTTAGCTAAGATCAGCTACGCCTATGACTACGAAGAAGATGAATATGAATTTATGGATGCTATCGCAGGATATTAATTATGTCAGATGAAAACGAATTACTAATAGACGAATCCGCAGAAGGATGGATCATGGAAAAATGTGATGGCTGGCGCGATCACTTTGAATCCAATTATGAGGAACGATTTGACGAGTACAATCGCTTATGGCGTGGCATATGGTCAGGTGATGATTCCTTGCGGAAGAGTGAACGCTCTCGTTTAATCAGTCCAGCACTACAGCAAGCTGTTGAAAGCAGTGTTGCTGAAGTAGAAGAGGCTACATTTGGGCGTGGTCAATTCTTTGACATACGTGATGATGTAGATGATCCAGATCGTCAAGATGTTGAGTACCTACGTAAGCAACTAACAGAAGAATACACACTGAACAGGACACGACAAGCTATCTCTGAGTGTATTGTTAACGCTGCTGTGTTTGGTACAGGCATTGGTGAGGTTGTTGTACAGGAAAAGACACGTAGGGTTCCTTCTACACAGCCAGCTATGGATGGTCAGGTAGCTACCTTTGGTGTTATAGAGACTAAAGAAGTCTCTTGCACTGTACGCCCTGTACTTCCACAGAACTTCTTAATAGACCCAACAGCTTCCTCTATTGAAGAGGCTTTAGGTGTAGCTATTGATGAGTATGTTCCTATCCACCAAGTACAACAGTTGATTGAAGAGGGTGTATATGAGGATGTTGATATTAGTGAAGGTAGTAACTATTCATTCTTAGATGCCCAAGATGATATTGATGATTATGATACGGACAGAGTACGATTAACTAAATACTATGGGTTGCTTCCTAGAGAACTGTTAGACGCTTACACCTATGATGAAGATGAGGAAGAGATTTCTCTATCTGAAACCATGACAGAGAATGGATCTAACTATGTTGAGGTTGTTGCAGTCATAGCTAATGGTTCAAACATACTTAAGCTAGAAGAAAACCCTTACATGATGCAGGATCGTCCTGTAGTTGCATTCCCTTGGGACGTAGTACCTAGTAGATTCTGGGGACGAGGTGTTTGTGAGAAGGGCTACAACAGCCAGAAAGCACTCGACACAGAGTTACGTGCGCGTATTGATGCTCTAGCCTTGACTGTCCACCCAATGATGGCTATGGACGCTTCTAGGATGCCTCGTGGGGCTAAGATGGAAGTAAAGCCAGGAAAAACTATTCTCACGAATGGTAATCCTAATGAAATTCTACAGCCTATGCACTTTGGTAACGTAGATAATATTACCTTTAGCCAAGCTGAACATCTACAACGTATGGTGCAGAATGCTACTGGTGCTGTAGACAGTGTTGGTATGGCTGGTGTAGTTAATGGACAAGCTGCTGCTGGTGCAGTGTCTATGGGCCTAGGTGCTATCATCAAGCGTCACAAGCGTACCTTAATTAACTTCCAAGAGTGCTTCCTCATTCCGTTTGTACAGCAGAGTGCGTGGCGTTACATGCAGTATCACCCTGACAAGTTCCCTACTGGTGACTTTAAGTTTGTTCCTTCTAGTTCTCTAGGAGTTATTGCCCGTGAGTACGAGGTTTCTCAGTTAGTACAACTACTACAAACTATGTCTCCTGATACTCCAATGTATCCTGAGTTGGTTAAGTCTGTTGTTGATAATATGAACCTTGCTAATCGTGAGACTCTAATTGCTAAACTATCAGAAGCAAGTCAACCAGATCCAATGGTTCAAGAAGCAGCACAAATAGACAATGCACAGAAGCAAGCATACATTGCAGTATTACAAGGACAAGCAATGGAGTCACAAGCTAGGGCAGCTAAGGTTGCGCTTGAGACTGAACTACTTCCAATGGATGCAGAGACTGATCGTTTGAAAGTTCTCACTACTAATGTAGCTGATGGTGATGTAGATGAAAAAGAATTTCTTAAACGAGCAAAGATTGCAGAGTTAGTATTAAAAGAACGAGAGATCGAAAGTAAAGAAGCAATCGTTAATAAGCAGATGCAAGATAAATAAAATAACTCTTGACTTTTAATACTTTATGTGTTACATTCCACTCACTACTAACGCGCCCTAACATAAGGAAAACGCAATGTCAACAAATACAGATCCAGAACTAGAAAGATATTATGAATCATTGATTGATATATTCCAACTAGAAGGATGGAAGTTTCTACTAGAAGACTTTACAGAATCGGAGGAATCTCTCCGTGATCTGGTCACTTGTAGAACTGAAAAAGAATTACACTACAGACAAGGGCAATTAGACATCATTGGAAAACTATTAAGTTTTGAAAATGGTATCAAGAACTCTTATGAGGATTTCGTAAATGATTCGCGTTTATGATTTCAAATGTAGTGAATGTAGTTACACTGAAGAGAAGTTCGTACACTCCGCTTGTCACTCTGACATTCGGGAAAGTGTATGCTCTAAATGTAACAGTCTATCTCAGCGACAACTAGCTGCACCTATTAGTAAGTTAGAACCCCACACAGGACACTTTGCAGGGGCTACAATCAAATGGGCAAAGCAACGCCAAAAACAGATTGAGATAGAACGCAGGAACTCATGAGTCTTCTTACTGAAGTAATCTCATTAATATTAATTCCATAATACTATAAAGTACGGAGCAACAAATGGCAGAATTTTTAGATGGCAACCAAGAACCTCAACTAGCAGATGGTGAAGAATACCAAACCCTAACAGAATCACTTGAATCAGCTTCTGACTCTATAGAACAAACTGATGATCAAGATGTACCTGATAAGTATAAAGGGAAGTCTGCTGCCGAGTTAGTCCGAATGCACCAAGAAGCCGAGAAGATGGCAGGTCGTCAGGGTAACGAAGTAGGTGAGTTGAGAAAGCTGGTAGATGATTACATCGTTAATCAAACAGCCACTAAACAACCAGTAGAGGAAGAAGTAAGTGACATGGATTTTTTAGAGAATCCTAACGCAAGCTTTGATAAGAAATTAGCAAATCACCCAGCTTTAAAAGCAGCTAATGAAGCTACGAAAAAGCTAGAGCGAATGGAGTCCCGTGACAGGATCTTTGCAACCCATCCAGATGCGATGGATATAGTAAATGATACTGGCTTCCAAGAGTGGGTAGGTAAGTCTCAGGCTCGGACTAACAAGTTACAGAAAGCAGATGCAGAGTTTGACTTTGACGCTGCTGACGATCTGTTTACTACATGGAAAGAGCAACAGGAATTAATTGCACAGGCCGCTAATGCTGCTGAAGGAGATCGTAAGCGTTCTCTTAAGAGTGGTAGTAATGGGTCAGCAAGAGGTTCTGGTGAGACTACTAAGAAGTTCCTCAAGCGGTCTGAGTTACTACATATGATGCAACACGAACCAGAACGATACCTAGCTAACAATGATATTATCATGAAAGCATACCAAGAAGGTAGAGTTCGATAACTTTATAATTAGGAAGAATACATAATGGCTACTTCAGTCTATCCCGCAATGGGCGGTAACACAAACAACACAACTGCTGCTAACTTTATCCCTGAGATTTGGAGTGATGAAATCATCGCTGCTTATAAAAAGGAATTGGTTATTGCAAACCTAGTAAACAAGATGGCAATGCAAGGTAAGAAAGGCGATACAGTTTTTATCCCTAAACCTACCCGTGGTGCTGCTGTTGCTAAAACTGCTAACACAGCAGTTACTATCCAGAACGAGACTGCTACTCAGTTGGCTCTAAGCATCAACAAGCACTTTGAATACTCTCGCATGATCGAAGATATTACTGACATTCAAGCTCAGGCTTCTATGCGTAAGTTCTATACTGCTGATGCTGGTTATGCTTTAGCTAAGAAAGTTGAAGACGATATCTTTGCATTGGGTAAGTCTACTCAAGGTGGTAACGGAGCAAACTATGCTAAGGCAAAAGAGATCGCTGCCAATGGTGCGATCTCAGATTATGCTGGTGCGGCTCTTCCAATTAATGATACTGGTTTCCGTAACTTAATTCAATTACTAGATGATGCTGATGTCCCTATGGATGGACGTTCATTGATCCTTCCACCTTCTGCTCGTAACACAATTATGGGTATTGAGCGTTATACTTCTTCTGACTTTGTATCTGGTCAACCTGTAGTTAATGGTAAGATCGGTAACTTGTATGGCATAGATGTTTACATTAGTAACAACTGCCCAGTTGATGGTAATAACAAGATCGGTATGCTTATGCACAAGGATGCTTTTGTCCTTCTTGAGCAAATGGCTGTTCGTTCACAAACCCAGTATAAGCAAGAGTTCTTAGCTGACCTATTCACCAGCGATACCATCTATGGTACTGGTGTGTTGCGTGATAAATCAGCAGTCGCTATTGCTCTTCTTGGGTAATACTATGGCTTCTTAGCCATCACATAGGGACTACTTAGTACACTCTAGGTAGTCCCTTTCTTTTACTTAGGGGAACGACATGGAAACTAAAGCATCATTAAAAGCACAGATTGCAGCAGCTAAGAAAGCTGGTAAGTCTATGCAGACAGTAGGACGTTTACAATACAAACTAAATCAACTCAATAAAGATTCTAAAGGTACTGCTGTTAAAACTAAAACAGGGGTACTTAAAAGTAAGACAGGTGTAGTTCGTCAGAAAGATGCATCTAAGAAAGTACGTCAGCCAGCAGTAAAGAAGCTGACTATGGATCGTAATCCTAATAATGTAGTTAAGGCTGTAGCTAAAAAGAAAGCTGATAAGCCTAAGAGTAATGTTACTGTCACTCCTTATAAGGCAGCTAAGATAACTAAAGGGCCACAATCTGGTACAGCAGTAAACGTATTAAAAGGTAGACCAAAGAATAAACCTTATGTAAGCACTAATCCACAAGTTGTGAAAAATCTTGCAGCAGCTAAAAAGAAAGAAGATGCTCAGAAAAAACTTCAAGCTGCTAGACGTAAACTAAGTACCTCAGCAAAGGTTAAAGCTAGGCAAAAAGATTACAGAAACAATAAGACTTCACCTTATTAAGGAATAGACTATGGGTATTTACAGAGGAGTAGGTGGTACTGGTGACTCCAACACTGATGCTACCATTACAGAAGTAACACTTAAAGCTGAACAGGCAGCAGCTTCCGCTACAGCTAGTGCTAACAGTGCAACCGCAGCCTCCTCCTCTGCATCTGGTGCTGGTACATCAGCTACAGCATCAGCCAATAGTGCTACTGCTTCAGCAAACAGTGCAACAGCTAGTGGTAACAGTGCCACTGCATCAGGTAACAGTGCTTCAGCATCGTTAGCAAGTAAGAATACATCTGCTGCACAAGCAGCCATATCAACTACTAAAGCAGGTCAAGCGGCTAGTTCAGCTACTGCTTCAGCAAACAGTGCTACTGCTAGTGGTAACAGTGCCACTGCGTCAGCCAACTCAGCTACGGCTTCAGCCAACTCAGCCACAGCTTCAGCCAACAGTGCCACTGCTTCTGGTAATTCTGCATCTACTTCAACTACCAAAGCTAATGAGTCTGCTGCCTCTGCCTCTACTGCAAGTACAAAAGCAACACTTGCAACTACAAAGGCTACAGCAGCAGCCAACTCAGCCACTGCCTCAGCCAACTCAGCAACAGCTAGTGGTAACTCAGCTACAGCATCTGCTGCATCATTAACTACATTCCAAGGCCAGTACGTTTCACAATCATCAGCCCCTAGTAATCCAAGTACAGGTGACTTATGGTTTGATACCTCATCTAACACTATGAAAGTTTATAGTGGATCTGGTTTTATTAATGCTGGTTCATCTGTTAATGGTACTCAAAACTCAGTACAGTACACAGCTTCAGCAAACCAGACTAGCTTTAATGCTACGTATGACGCTGGTTATTTACAAGTATATCTTAACGGAATACGTTTAGACACAGGAGATTACACAGCAACTAATGGTTCTACAGTAGTATTAGACATAGGTGCTACTGCAAACGATATAGTATTTATACAATCATTTGGAACATTTGCTTTATCAGATCATTATAATAAAACACAGGCAGATGCTCGTTTCTTAGGTCTAGCTGGTGGTGCGTTAACTGGAGCAGTAACTACTAACAGTACCTTTGATGGTCGTGATGTTGCTGCTGATGGTGTACTAGCTACGAATGCTATGCCTAAAGCTGGAGGTGCTTTTAGTGGTGCAGTTACTACCAACAGTACTTTTGATGGTAGAGATGTAGCAGCAGACGGAGTACTAGCAACTAACGCAATGCCCAAGGGCGGTGGTGCATTTACAGGTGCTGTCACTACTAACTCTACTATAGACGGAAGGGACGTAGCAGCAGACGGAGTATTGGCTACTAACGCTATGCCTAAAGCTGGCGGTACATTTACAGGTAACATAGCCACTAAAGGTATCACCAGTGTCACAGCAGGTAATAACAACTTTGTAGCTGGTTCGACTGCTGGAGATAGCATTACGTCAGGTGGTGATAACAACACACTAGTAGGTACTAACGCTGGAACTGCGATTACTACAGGTGACAACAATACGGCATTTGGTTATCTTGCTTCAAGGGTTATTACGACTGGCTCTAACAATGTATCAGTAGGTGCTGGTGGCAACCTAGGTGCTAACACTACAGGTGCTAATAACACTGCTCTTGGATATGCTTCTCTAGGTGCAAATACTACCGCCAGTAACAATATTGCTGTTGGTTTAAGTGCGCTAGGTGCTAACACCACAGGTTCTTTAAATACTGCGGTTGGTTTTGAGGCTTTATTAACTAACACCACAGCAAGCCATAACACTGGCTATGGCTTCAAAGCACTACGTCTTAACACTACAGGCTCTAGCAACATAGCAGTAGGTTCAGACTCTTTAGCGGTTAACACTACAGGCTCTAAAAACACAGCTATTGGCTATGAATCTTTAAGGTCTAACACCACAGCATCTAATAACACTGCTGTTGGTCGAGAGGCTTCAGCTTCTAACACCACAGGTGGTGACAATACTGGTGTTGGTTTTAGTGCTTTATACACTAACAGTACAGGTTATCGTAACACCGCAGTAGGTAAAGATGCTTTATCAGGCAACACTACAGCAAGCAACAACACAGCCGTAGGTAAAAGTTCGTTACAGGTTAACTCAACAGGCGCACAAAACACTGCTGTGGGTACTGGAGCTTTGACAGCTAACACCACCGCAAGTAACAATACTGCTATCGGTTATCAATCTATGGACGCAAATACCACAGGTGCAAACAACACTGCTGTTGGTATCAACTCATTAGGAACTAACACAACGGGACAGTCAAACGTAGCAATGGGCTATCATGCTGCGGTGTCAGCAACAACGGCTTCTAACAATGTTGTAATTGGTTTTACTGCTGGGCATGACTTGTCAACAGGCTCTAATAATACTTTTATGGGTACAGAGGCTGCCTATGCTAACACTACAGGCCAAAGAAACACAGCAGTTGGTAAGTCTGCTTTAGGAGCGGTTACTACAGGCCAAAAAAACTGTGGCTATGGTTCTTTTGCTGGGGCTGCTCTAACTACAGGTTCGAATAATACTTTTATAGGTGAAACTGCTGGTGCTACTGTTACAACAGGATCTTTAAATGTACGTATTGGGAATCAAGCTGGTGGATCAGAGACAACAGGTAACACTCAATTATGGATTGCAAGAGGCCCACAAGGTGTAGGTAATTCTTCTGTATGGATACATGGTACTTCAGCAGGTCAGTGCTTTCAAGGCGATAATACAAATACTTGGAGTACCATATCTGATGAACGAATTAAGAAAAACATTGTAGATAGCCCTAATGGTCTAGCAAAGATTGACGCTATACAAGTACGTAACTTTAATTTTAAAACTCAAGAAGAAGTTACAGTAGAAGGTTTAACTACGTCTGATGCTGCTGGATTGCAAACAGGAGTAATAGCACAAGAGTTAGAATTAGTGTTACCTGATGCAGTTTCAGAGAATAATCATGGTCTAAAGCAAGTCAACACAGACCCGATATTCTGGTCAATGGTAAAAGCAATACAAGAATTATCAGCCCAAAACGCAGCACTCGCTGCACGTATCACAACACTAGAAGGATAGACCAATGGAAGAATTAACAGCAGTAGAAATCGCAGCACACTATGCAGCCTGTGGTGACTCAGTAACACTAATCAATGCAGGTAAGCCAGACGATATGGAAGACGCAGATTGGGTAGATTGTCTAGCACGTAACAAAGAGCATCTAGTTATTATGTTGGCTAAAGACTACTGGACTACTGAAGACATGACAGCAATTACAGCAGCTTCTGCATAAGGAGATTAAGGTATGAGTAAGGCAAGAGATTCAGTAGAAGACTTAAAAACTCTTGATGCTAATTTAGCAGCTAAGTTGCCTAAGTCTGGTGGTGCATTAACTGGAGCAGTTACAACTAACAGCACCTTTGATGGAGTAGACATTGCTACCCGTGATGGTATCTTAACATCTACTACAGCTACAGCAGCAGCAGCCTTACCCAAAGCTGGCGGCACGATGACAGGTAACATTGCAACTAAGGGCATTACTTCTGTCACTCTAGGTACAGATAACTTTGTAGCTGGATCTACTGCTGGCGATAGCATTACGTCTGGTGGTAATGAGAATACGTTAGTTGGTACTAATGCTGGCACTGCTATTACTACAGGTGATCGTAATACTGCTGTAGGTAAAAGTGCGTTAGGTACTAACACTACTGCGGCATACAACACAGCAGTAGGAACATTTGCACTACAGTTGTCCACAACAGGTCAGTTCAACACTGCTATCGGTGATGCTTCTCTTGCAAGCAATACTACGGGTCTTGATAATACCGCAGTTGGTCAGGGTGCTTTAAATGGTAACACAACTGCTTCTTATAATACCGCAGTTGGTAGAAATGCTTTAACTGCTAGCACCACAGGGGCACAGAACACTGCTCTTGGAGCAGATGCGTTGCTAGCTAACACTACGGGTGGTAATAACACAGGATTAGGTTATTTTTCGTTAGGGTCTAACACAACAGGTAGTGACAATGTGGCAGTAGGTATAGGTTCTTTAGACGCTAACACTACGGGTGGTGAAAATACTTCTTTAGGTAGTTTTGCTTTAAGTGCCAACACTACAGGGCCAAACAATTCCGCAGTTGGTCAAGGTGCTTTAGTCGCAAATACTACAGGTTTAAGAAATAGTGCTGTAGGGGCTTCTGCTTTACCAGCTAACACCACAGGTGGTTACAATACCGCAACAGGTGTACTTTCTTTGTTAAGCAACACAACAGGTTCTTATAACACAGCTAGTGGTTATAAAACATTAAACGATGTTACCACTGGTAGTTATAACATAGGAGAAGGATACTTAGCTGGAACTTCTTTAACAACGGGCAGTTACAACATATTCTTTGGCACTAACACTAAACCAGAAGCTGTAGGTAACAGCCAGACTATAGTGTTAGGTACAACTGGGGGTAGTGCTGTAGTAGGTAAGGGGTCTAACACAGGTTTTATAAACCCCAATGGCGGCTTCATGTTTCAAGGCAACAACTCGCAGACATGGGGGCAAGTATCGGATGAGCGATTAAAGAAAAACATTGTTAATAATAATGTTGGACTAGCAAAGATTAATGCCATACAAGTTCGTAACTTTGATTACAAGACCGCAGAGGAAGTTGGGTCAGATGGTGTTTTAAATTCAAATCAAGCTATTGCAAAGTCTGGTACACAGCTAGGTGTTATAGCACAGGAGCTTGAACTAATCTGTCCAGATTGTGTTGTTACACAGTCTAGTGGGGTTAAGGTAGTATCAGGGGACGACCTGCACTGGCATATGCTTAACGCAATCAAAGAATTATCAGCACGAATTGAAGCACTGGAGGCATAATGAGCGTAGACTACAGAGGTGAGAAGTTTGCTGGTTACAACAAGCCTAAGCGTACACCTAAACATGCTACTAAGTCTCACGTAGTTCTAGCTAAGGAAGGATCTACCATTAAGATGATTCGTTATGGTGAGCAAGGTGCAAGTACAGCAGGTAAGCCCAAGGCTGGAGAGAGTGATAAGATGAAAGCTAAACGTAAATCATTCAAAGCTAGGCATGGTAAGAACATTGCTAAGGGTAAGATGTCAGCAGCATTCTGGGCGAACAAATCAAAATGGTAAAAGCAAAATCAAAAGTAAATGCAGCAGGTAACTACACTAAGCCTACTATGCGTAAGACTCTTTTTAAAAAGATCAAGGCAGGTACTAGTGGTGGTAAGGCTGGTCAGTGGTCAGCACGTAAGGCACAACTTCTAGCTACACAGTATAAGAAAGCTGGTGGAGGTTACAAGTGAAAGAATCACAGAAGTCTTTAAAGAAATGGACTAAGGAGAAGTGGGGTACTAAGAGTGGTAAAGCTAGTGCTAAGACAGGTGAGCGTTACTTACCTAAAGCAGCTAGGGATGCCCTGAGTGCTAAAGAGTATGCAGCTACTACAGCAGCAAAGCGTAAAGGAACTAAGGCTGGTAAGCAGTTTGTAAAGCAGCCTAAGAAGATTGCAAAGAAGACAGCTAAGTTTAGAAAGTAAGAGGAAGTTATTATGATGTATGGTTATAAAGCACCTAAGACAACAGCACCTAAGAAGAAGCCAGCTAAGAAGAAGACAGCTAAGAAGAAGCCAGCTAAAAGGATGGGGTACTAGGTATGAAAGGGGTTAAGCATTACTTACCAAATGGTAAGGAGTACACAGGTAAGACTCACAAGACTAATGGTAAACTTATGTCAGGTGCAAAGCATACTGCATCTAGTAAGAATCTAACTCATAAGAAGACTAAAAAGTAATGTGGTCTATCCTTGTAGCAACTATGATTGTAGCGAGTGAAGCACCTGCAATGCCTGTTATAATTTCTAGCTATGCTACTCTTAAAAGTTGTAGGGCAGAATTAATAGATGTTTCTATAAAGTTAGAATACAAATTAATTGTTAGTCCTACGTTGGGATACACAGCACAGAAAAAGACAGAAGAAAAAACTACTGTTGCTTTCTGTGCTAAGAATATACAGAGTATATAATGAACTCTAGTCCATTAGAAATATACCCTGTTCATGTAGCTCCATCATTAGCACCTGTAGGTCAAGGTTTACTTATTGAGCCAGCAGTGAACAAAGTAAATGCAGAGTATCTTGTTGTTCAACCATCAAGAGAACCATATGGGATTCCCGTAGAGTACACAAAGAGGGTATGGGTATGTTAGCTGAATTAATGATAGCTAATGCAGCCTTTGCAGTTATCAAGCAAACATTATCTAATGGTAAAGATATTGCTGATGCTGGATCTGCTGTTACTAAATACTTTAGTGCAAGTCAGTCTATACATCAAAAAGTAAAACTAGGTACAGGTGACGTATTAGCTGCCTACCAAGCAAAACAAGCTATAGAACGTCAAGAAAAAGAACTGGCTTGGATGCTAAACAAGCAGGAAATACAAGGCTATTATAAGTATCAACAATTTAGAGAAGAGTTTTATAAGAAACAAAAAGCAGATGTTAAGAAACAAAAAGCAAAGGATAAGGAAATTAAGGATACTCTGGTACTAGCAGGTCAGGTTGTAGGAATACTTATAACTATCCTAGCTGCTTTCTTTGGTGTAGTTATGTATCTTAAATATTAAATATGAGTGATCCTAAATTGACAGAAATAGAGAAAGATGAAATAGCTGAGTTGGCTGCACAGAAAGCATATGATAGATTCTATCTAGCAGTGGGCAAGTCAGTTGTTAAGAAGTTAATGTGGATTATAGGGGCAAGTGCATTTGCTTGTTGGTTATATTTTAAAGATGGAACTTTTTAGTAAGAGGTAGGTTATGTTTGGTATGCCAATAGAAGTTATCACATTGCTGTTAAGCGTCCTAGGAGGCGCTGTAATGAAGATGATGGCACAGGCACAGAAGGATAAGGCTGATCAGCAAAAGATGCTCATGCAGCAATTCTCGGCCTCTGAGGACAGTGTAGCAGCAGCACGTAGCTATGATACTCCTAATGCACAATGGATCAGGAGATTCCTAGTGGTGTCCTTCATGGGCATGGCTATGTTTATTCTTATTGCTCCTATCTTAAACCTACCAACAGTAGTACCAGTAGAAGTAACCAGTGGATTTAAACTTTTATTCTTTGACTTTACTACAACAGTAACAGAGTGGAGAACACTAGAAGGAATGGTTACTCCTGAGTGGTTGCCTCATGCAATCATGTCAGTTGTTGGTATGTACTTTGGTCAATCAATTGTAGCGAGAAAATAACTCTTGACTTTTAAACAGAAATATGGTATAATCCTATGAATTACTTAGCAGCAATCAACTCAGTTCTTGTACGTCTACGAGAGCGAACAGTAGAATCTATTAATGAGAATGATTATTCATCTCTTATAGGTACTCTTATCAATGATTCAATTCAAGAAGTAGAACAAGCATGGGACTGGTCTGCCTTACGTCAGACTCTAACTGTTAATACTACTAATGGTGTTTTCAATTACGAACTAAATGGTTCTCAGAACAGCATCAAGGTTCTAAGTGTTGTTAATGTATCAACTCAAAGTGATGTTAATTATCAGACTGCTAATTGGTTTAATGATAGATACTTAACTCCATCTCCAGCCACTGGTTCTCCTAGTTACTACTCTTTCAATGGCGTTAGCACTGATGGGGATACTCTTGTTGATCTATACCCTAAGCCTGATGCTGTGTATACAGTTCGATTTAATGTTGTCCAACGATCAGAAGATTTAGAATCACCATCCACTAGAATACTATGTCCTCATCGTCCTATAGTTTTGTTAGCTTATGCTAAGGCTGTAGAAGAGAGAGGTGAAGATAATGGTCAGACAGGTAACAGTGCTTACATGGCAGCAGCTAACTCTTTATCTAACGCAATCGCCTTAGATGCATCAAAGCATCCAGAAGAGACAGAATGGTATAGTGTATGAAACAATTAGTTAGTCAGTCCATTGCAGCTCCAGGCTTTTTTGGGTTAAACACACAGGAAAGTAGCATTACTTTAGCTAGTGGCTACGCATTACAAGCAGACAACTGTGTAATAGATGCTGAAGGTAGACTAGGTGCGCGTAAAGGGTATATTTATAATACTTCTTCTGGTGGTAACTCTTCTTCTCTTGTAGGAATGCATGACTTTGTAGGTTCTACAGGACACTTAGGGTATATTACTTGGGGCAATGGTAAAATATATAGAGGTCTTGGTACACTCACTGCTATATCTACAGGACATGGTTCTAATAATGATTGGCAAGCTGCTTCACTAGGAAATGCTGTATACCTAGCACAAGCTGGTAAGCCTATGCTTAAAGTAGCTTCTAACTTTGCAGTGACTACTCATGCCACTACATCTTCTAATCATCAGTTCTCTTTTGTAACTTCTGCTTATGGTAGGTTATGGGCTGGGGGTACTGCTACAGATAAGTACACACTGTATGGCTCTAACTTAGTTGATGGTTCCTTTGCTTCGGGTTCTACTTTATCTTTAGACCTTAGACAGATATGGACTAATGGTGGAGATGAGATTGTAAGTGTTGCTGGCTTTAACGGACGAGTCATTGTATTTTGTAAACGATGTATTGTAATACTTGGTGATGATAACAATGCAGATTTAACTATTGAACCTGCTAAATTATCAGTAGTCGAGGTACTAGAGAATGTAGGATGTGTGTCTAGGAAGTCCATACAGGCCGTAGGAAACGACATCTACTTCCTAGCTAACTCAGGTCTACGTTCTTTAACTCGTGTCATACAAGAGAAATCTAACCCCTTAGCAGACCTATCTATTAATATACGTGATGATCTAGTAAAAATTATTAATCTATCTACTACTAGCCCTGAGAATGTTACAGCAATTTACTCAGCATCTAATGCTTTCTATTTATTACTATTCCCTAGTTCTAAACTAATCTATTGTTTTGATACTAGAGGAAGACTAGATAATGGTGGACTACGGGTAACTAAATGGGTAGACACTGAAATACTTAGTGGGCTGTCTGCATTTGATGGTACTCTTTTCCTAGGGCTAGTTAATGGAATAGCAAGGTATACAGGATTTCAAGATGGGGGAGCGCAGTATTACTTAGCCTATCGTACAAACCACTTTGACTTTGATCAGCCTACAGTTAATAAAATAATAAAGATTGTAGGCGTAACTGTTATAGGAGGTAGTGGACAGAACTTCTCTGTTAAAGTAGGCACTGATTATTCTGATCAACCAAGGTCTTACAACAGAACTATAAAACAAAGTGCTGTGTCTGAGTATGATGTTGCACAGTATAATATTTCAGAATATACAGGCGGTGGTTTAACGGATCGTATTAAGGTTCCAGTAGGAGGTCAAGGTAGTGTAATTCAATTAGGTTTTGAGGCTTACATTAATGGTGATCAATTATCAATTCAAAAGTTTGACGTTTATGTTAAACAAGGTAGAACTAACTAATGAGTAATTATACTAAGTCAACTAACTTTGCTGTTAAGGATGGACTCAGTGCAGGTACAGCAGCTAAACGAGTACGTGGTACAGAGATAGATGATGAGTACAATGCTATCGCTGTTGCTATAGCTACTAAACCTAACACTAACAACACAGCATTAACTGGTGTACCTACTGCCCCAACTGCTTCCGCAGGAACTAACAATACACAAATAGCTACTACAGCCTTTGTAACTGTTGCTGCCGCAGTGATGCCAACAGGGTCAGTTTTACAAGTGAAAGCCTTTTACCATGATGGTATTGACGATTCAACATCCTCCACTCATGTGTTTGGTGGATTAACTGGAACAATTACACCCTCAAGCTCATCAAATAAAATACTTGTAACTATGAATGTCAACTGCGAAACAGTGCCAGCGTTTGGTAATACTCCATTTATGGTTACAGCCTTTAGGGGGTCGGGTTCTATTGGGGCAGCAGCATCAGGGACTAATTTAGCCCCAGCTAACAGTTCAGCAAATGGGGGTTGGCAGTATGGGGCGCAAGCGGATAATATTCGAGGAATGGCTGCTTTTGACAACGATGGAGGTAGCAGTGAAAGTTCAGATGCAACTGTGTCGTTGAGCGCCTTAGATTCTCCGAATAGCACATCAAGCGTAGGGTATACAGTTGCGGCTCACAGAAGCACGAACAGTGGCACATTTAGAATGGGTGGTCGTGCAGCGCAATCATCAATGATATTAATGGAAATCAAAGGATAAATAGAATGAGTTTATTTGGAATGATTGCCTCAACATTACTTGGAGGTGTCGGTGCTTATCAACAGCAACGTAAGTATGGGGAAGCCCAAGATAGAATGTCTGATGCGGCAGATAGGGCAGCAAGAGAAGGGAAATACAAACCATTTGGTGTAACCTCTGGTGCTGGTAGTGCTTCTTTTAAAGATGGTAATGCTAGTTACTCAATGGATCCTCGTTACCGAGCGCAACAAGAACAGATGTTTGGTCTAGGTACTGATGCTCTTAACAGGGCTGGTGGTAACTATGACGACATGGCATCTGATATGTACAATCGACAGCGTAGCCTAGGTGCTGGCGGTAGAATGGCAGAGGCAACACAGCTAGGTAATCGTATGTTTGGTGCTGGTACTCAAGGGCTTAGGGTTGGTGGTGAGGCTCTAGGTGGTTCAGCAGATTCTGGTATGATGAGTCCAGATGGTTATGGTTTTGCTAGGGCTTTTGCACAACAAGATGCTATGGATCGTAGCAATTCTTTTGAACAGGCACAACGACAACGTGAGCGTGAGATTTCTATTGGTCAAGGTATGTTCAGTCAAGGTCAAGGCATGGATGCTAATGCTATGGCTATGATAGGGCTAGGTGGTGATCTAGGTTCACAGCAATCGGCAGCTAACAATGCAGCTATGCAGAACTATCTTAGTGGGCAGAGTAAAGCAGCAGGCTATACAAAAATGCGAGGGGATGCACAGGCTGGTGGTATAATTGGACTAGGTAATGGACTCAATAGTATGATGAGTGGTGGTAATAAGCCACCTACAGTACCAACCTCTCAATACATGGCAACCCCAACAGGTCAGAATAGAATGGCAAGTTACAATTCTATGGGCAGTGGTGGTATGTACCCTAATAGCTATGGCGCACCGACATATTCTCAGTATGCAAATACTCCTCAAGGTCAGAATAGAATAGGAAGTTATAACTCTATGGGAGGAATATCTCCTTTAGGACAGTGGTCTGGCGGTGGAACTACAGCAGCCACTACTACTCCTAGATACTCTGATAATATGTATTCAATGTTCCCTAGGAGATAATTATGGCTAGTGATGTAATGAGTTTATTTGGTATGGATCCTAATGTGATCCAACAGAATCGTGTACAGAGTGGTGTTGATACTGCTGCTCGTATGAATCCAGAGTTTGCTATTGGTGCGGCTGGTGGGCAGATGATGGGGTCTGGTCTTAGTTCTCTATTTGGAAGGGAGTCGCCTGAGATGGCACAGGCTTCTAGTGTACAGAGGGCTATGCAAGGGGCTGACATAACTACTGTTGCTGGTCTACGTGCTGCTGCTCAAGAGCAAATGATGGCAGGTAACTATCCACAGGCTATGGCATTACACGCACAGGCTAGGGATATGGAGGCTTCAGAGAACAAAGCACCTAGCGTATCAAATCAGAAGACCTACATAACACCTGATGGTAAAGAATTAGTGGGATATGTAGTGGATGGTGTACCTTCCTATCGTAAAGATGGAGCATGGATTCCTCTACCTGATGGATCTACAATAAAAGATACCAGTAAGCTTAGTCCTTTTAATATAACTGGAACTAATATTGATGAGGCTCTTGTTGAGATGGATAGGATTGGTATTGACTTAGGTAGAAAAGATAAAAACTCTGCTGCTAGGTGGATTGCTAATCGTAGCGAATCATTACAACGTGATAACTTAATGCGGCCTAATGATGCATTGGCTGAGGCAACCCGTGAGGCACAGACTAATTATATAGAAGATGGTTCATTCTTTGGTCTGATGGATGATACTTGGAATCCTCCCACTGCTGCTCAACCTGCTGCTCAAACTGCTGCTGGTGCTGTTCCTGCTGGGTATGAAGTTATTACTTATAATGGTAAGCAATATGCTAGGCATAAAACAGATAAGACTAAGCCAATAATTTCACTGTAAGGAGAATATATATATGGCGACTCCTACATGGGATGAACTATCACAAAATACTACAGCCTCTGTTGCTCCTACATGGGATGAACTATCACAAAATATGCCACCACCTGTAGAGCAAGAGAAAGAGACATCCTTTGGTAGAGGATTTGCTGAAGGAGAGGGATTGTCAACAAAAATAAGTGATGTTGTTGGTGCTACTACTGGCATGCTTCCTATGATTACTTATCGTGATGAAGATGGGTATGGTCTAGGTTACAGATCAACAGAAGAAATGTATGGCCCTGAGTTTGCTGACGCTTCTTTTGATGAAAGACGTAAGATGATAACAGATGAAAGAGCAGCACGTATACAAGCAGAGTATGGTGACGTTGAAGGGAGTGGGTTTGGTAATTTTGTAGGGTTTTTAGCTGACCCTACTACTGCTCTACCTGTAGGTGCTACCTACAAAGGTATGGCTGCTATTGGTGGTATTATGTCAGGGGCTTACTCAGCCTCAGATCAGTTAATTAAAAAGGGTTCTGTTGATCCACTAGAGGCAGGAGCATATACTGTGGCTGGTGCTGTACTAGCCCCTGCTGGAGGGTGGGTGTTCCGTAAAATAGGTGGGAAGGTAACTCAAAAGATTGCTGTAAGGAATGCAAACCAAGCAATAGATAACATGAATACATATATCTCTCATCATATATCCCTTGGTGCTACAAAAAAAGGAGCCGAGAAGATTGCTCTTGAGCGTACAGGACTAACTTCTGAAGCTGTAACTAAGGCAGAAGTATTAGCTAATAGAAAAATAATTAAACCTAACAAAGCTGATTCTCTCAAAATAGCTGAAGCAGGAAAGGTAGTAAAAGCTACCAGTGATTTTCTTGAAGGTATCTCTTCTCGTGTAAAAGAAATATCACCAAGGCTATGGCAAGTTCTTAGAGCATTTGAAGAGAAGCAAGCTATTCAATTATCCACAAGAAAGAAAGAATACATTGATCCTTTTATAAAAACATTAAAAGGGTATACTCAGAAAGAGTTAGAGCCTATACACAATCACTTAATGAATAGGGAGTTTGGTGCTGCTGATACGCTAATGACACAATTAGGGAAAGGTGGTAATGCTGAGTTAAAAAAACTTTCTAAGATGATGAGAGCAGATGGTAAAAAGTTTGAGAAGATAGTAGGGAATAACTATAAGGCTCTTAATAATTACTTTCCCCGTAAGGTAAAGGATGTAGAGGGTCTACGTATTGCGTTAGGGAGAAAGAGTACAAAAGCAGCATCAAGCTTAGACAAACATATTAAGGCTGCAATAGCTAAGGAAGGGGTTAAGACTGAACAACAGCTTTCTTCAATAGGAATGACTGATGCTGTATCAAAGGCAATTAACACAGCTTACTATCCTAAAGTTGTAGCGGCTGGTAAGGGCCAACGTACTGTTAGTAAAGTTCCTTTAGAGTTGATGAAATACTATGAAGATCCTGCTACGTCTTTACTTAGATATGTTGAATCATCTACTAGAACTTTTGGTAAGACTAAACTATTAGGCAAAGGACTTGCACAAAAGAAAACTGATCCTGCTGCTCAGTTATATAGAGTTCTTGGTGAAGAGAAGCAAAGAGGACGAATTAGTGCAGCGCAGTTTGATGATATTAAAGAGTTAGTTCGGTCTAGGTTTACTACTGGTGAACAGGCTATGGGTTCTAGCCTAGCTGCTGTTAAAGACATAGGTTACATGGCTTCGTTAGGACAGCTAAGGTCAGCAGCTACTCAGCTAAAAGACTTAGGTACATCAGCTTACTTGCATGGGATAATGCCTACTATCAAAGGGGCTTTAAATGTCAGGAGTAACATACTTGACAAGACAGGTCTTGCAGATACTGTGTCAGCAGAAATGTCAACTGGATTAGGCACTACTAAGTTACTCAACTCAGTGCTTAAGCTGAGTATGTTTCGTGCTGTTGATAGGTTCGGTAAGCGTACACTGCTTGAAGCCTCTAGGATTAAGGGTACTAAGTTAGCCTCTTCACCTAAAGGGGTTGATCTTCTTAGAAAGAAGTATGGTGAAGCGTATGGTGATGACTTTAATAATTTAGTTACTAGCTTAAAGAATGGTACTGATGATGAGTTAACTAGCTTATACAGGTTCCATGAACTATCCGATACGCAGCCTATATCTCTTCTTGAAATGCCTAAGAAGTATTTAGATATGCCTGATGGTAGGCTAATCTATGCTCTTAAGTCATTTGGTCTTAAGCAGTTAACTCTTTTACATAACGATATAATTAAAAGAGGTAAGGGTGGTGACAAGAAAGGTGCTGCTCTCGCTTTAACTAAGTACGCTGCTATGATAGGTATTGCTGGTGGTACAGTTGATGAAGCTAAAGAACTTATGTCTGGTGGTGACTTTGATGTAGAGGATATTCCTGAGCAAACTCTAAATAACCTTACATCATTGTTCTTTATAAATCGTTTTTCTATAGGTGATATTACTAAAGGAGACACAAGTTCTTTCGTAGGAGATTTAATAACTCCAGTGACTGCTCCTCTTGATGCTGTTTTTAAAGATACTTCCAGATATTATAATGGTGTACCAATAGAGGAGAGTGAGCAACCTATTAACTTAATCAAAACATTCCCAGTTGTAGGAAGGATTATTTATGATTGGATGTTAGGTGGTAAGGAGAAGAATGAAGAAAGGAATCAAAGAGATTACAGGGCAAGTCTGACGGAGTAATAAATAAGGGGGCTTGATTGCCCCCTATAAAGTTTCCTAGGAAACTATTCTTTCTTAAGGTTCTTACGTT